CTTTGATAAGGTGTATAAGCTTGTAATGTTCGTTCTGAGAAAAATTCCTTTTTTGGGGATAAAGTGAGATGGTTTCGGCCCAACGCCAGCGGCGTGGGCCGAGACCATTACTTGACAGTATAAACACTTAAGAAACTTTTTAGGAAAAAGGGGGTGAAATATGGAACCGTACAATGTAAAAATAATTACGTATCCTGATCTGACTAAACAGTTCAGGGTGTATCATCAGGACGTTTTTTACAGGGGATATTTTCCAAAAGATCGGATTAAAAATCCATTTGACGATCAATGGACAAAGGATATAGAAACAGATATTGGTAAGCATTTTGAACATGTATCGGATGTATCAATGAAAAGGACGAAAAAGAAAGTTTATGATTATGCTAAATGTAATGATTGGGATTGGTTTGTGACGTTCACATTTAGCCAGAAACGGGTAGATCGGTATTCTTATGATGAATGTGTCAATAAACTAAAAAACTGGCTTATAAACGTTCGTCGTTCCTCTCCTGCTCTCTCCTATCTGGTTGTCCCTGAACAGCATAAGGATGGTGCCTGGCACTTCCATGGTTTATTTAGTGGATTGAATGAAAAACAGATTATATGGACTGGAAGATATGTGATAAAGCGCATCCGGATGTCAGGAAGAAGTAAGTATGTAAGAACGTCAGATAAGATTTACAAGTTTGGGAGTTATAAGTTAGGTTGGATGACAGCAACGAGGGTTAGAGAGAAAGAAAGGGTCATGTCCTACATAACAAAGTACATAACGAAAGATTTGTGTAATGCATCGTATGGCCGTAAGCGTTATTGGTGCTCAAGGAATTTGGTTACACCTGTTGAAGAGGTTTACCAGTTAGATGCAGTAGATCGGTTTATCTTGTCCCAGGAACTGGATGAGAGTTCGAGTTTCAAGAAGGTTTCGCATGTACAGTATGGGGAAATGACCCAATCGGTGAAAATATTTGAATTGTAAATTAAGTGTAGGTTATCAAATATAAAATGTCAATAGAAAGGTTGTAACACACTCTTGCGCCGGCTCCGCTCCGATCGGTGTCGT